TTAAATGTACCGTATCAGCTTTTCGTAACTTGTACAACTTTAAATGGGAATAGTTAATACACATTACAAGAGCCATATAATGTTTTTTCTGGGAAAAAGTTTTTTTTTTATTTTTTGCTATATTTAGTGGAACAAATGGAATAGGTGGAACAACCCTTACTGAGCAACAATCATAGCTGTTCCAAAGCTGTTCCACTGTACCAGTTATCAAGTCGAACGAGAGAGGTTTTTGGTTTTGAAAAAGAGTGAACCCACAGAAAACACTATAGGGAAGGTTGGTAGAAACGGTGGTTTGACCAATCGCCAGAGAGAATTTGCTCGATACTATGTCGAGGGCAAGTGGTCTAACGCTGAGTGCGCGAGGAAGGCTGGCTATGCTGATGCCAGTGCCAGAATACAAGCTCACAAGCTTCTTGATGGTAAGTCTTTCCCTGCCGTGCCGGAGTTGGTCAAAGAACTTCGAGAGGCCAGAGAGCGTAGATATGGCGTGACTGTTCTGGGTCAACTCAAACGCTTTGAAGAACTGTCCATGTCCGCTGAAGAGGCTGGACAATTCAGTGCCGCCATCAATGCTGAGAAGATCAGGTCTAGCTTGGGTGGTTTGACCATCGATAGGCGCGAGTCCACCCATGTTCACCAGCTTGATAATATGTCGCGTGAAGATATTGTTGCCAGACTGGCAAGTCTCCGCAAGAATTACCCCCATGCTTTTGCTGATATGAAAAGAGTTGAGGATGCCAGCGACAGAACGATCACTGTGGAAGCTATTGAAACAAAACCTACCAAAGAAAACGCACTGCGAGAGGATTGAAAACCGCAGTGGTGAAGGGATGCCGGACGTATACCTATGCATGGATGGCGTTCCGGTATGGCTTGAATTAAAACTAACAAAAAATAACAGGGTCAAAGTGTCTAAATCGCAGATTGCTTGGCATTGCTCACATTCGCGCTGCGGAGGCGTGAGTTTTTTCTTGGCAAACGACCCCTCTACCTCTGACCTATTTTTATTTGACGGCGCATCGGTGATCGAGATCAGCGGTTCGCGGATCGATGACCTGCGGCCTGCGGCCTTATATGTAGGTGATATGGCGGGATTGATCGAGAGCCTGCGGCCTGCGGCCTGCGCCCTCTGGTATAAATCTATGACCTGCGGCCTGCGGCCTGCGCCCTGACTCGTATGATCGAGGCACGAAAAAGAATACCCAGCGACAGAGTCGCTGGGCATCTTCGGGGAAAACCTAATATGTGAAACCAGTGTAGACAATGGTGTCTTCTTTCAAGAATATTTCGCGGTTCATGTCTTCGTAGTCTGACAGTGAATATTCTGCTGGCCTTGTCTTGGTGGCCTTGTTCCGATGATTGATGACATAGACGGCCTTGGCATTGGGCTTGCGCTTTACCAGATCGCCTACGTTTAGATGACGCAGCGCAATTGCTTGCACTGTGTCGTTGTCTTCAGTCTTTATCTGTTCTATGCGCTCTCGCATTAGTGATTTCGCTTTATCACTTTGAGCAGGATTATTTACGTTTATTTTGAGCATTTCTAATTCGATGTTTGATTTCATAATTACCTCCTAGTGTTTAACAATTGCAATTGATTTGGCCTTGGTTGATGCGCCAGCACATAGCTTGCAGGTGTCGCATGTTGCGCGACGGCCTGCCTCTTTACTGGCAGGACACAGGATTTCAAAACCCTGCACGATATCATCTATTTGATCGATCACGCGAAACGTCCGCTTGCCATTGTCCCAAGCTTCCAAAGCTTCGGCCTTGGTATCGGCGCTAATCATGAATAGATTAGGATCGACTTCTAGAATGTCATCTTGATGACTATAGGCCGTATGACCTACGGCCTCACTCAATAGGCTGTCCCATATGTGACGCGGTACTGCTGCGCCGTCGCCGTAGGTGCCGATGCGTACCATGCGGCCAGCGCCAATAAGCGCAATGGCATTGTGGCCGTATGCGATAGGATACCCGTCTTTTTGTAAATGTTTCCAGACATTCAAAACGCCTTGAAACAATGCGACATAACACTTGCGGCCTTTCGCATGCTTGCCCGGGGCATCAATTGCGACGGCCTCACCTCTAAACTGGCAATTGCCGCAGATTGAATAGTCGTTGCCGATCTTATTGTTCAGCATAGGATCAAGACCGTTATCGCATAAGATATATGTCTGCACCATGTTGCCGGTTTTGCTGTTGCTACTTTTCACGATAGCAATGGCAACGATAGGTAACCCATCAATTTCAGATGGGCCGCGATATATAATCGAACTCTGTGGTTTCATAACAATTCCCCTTGTTATATTTAAGTTAACTTATCCTAATTTATCCCATGTTTTAACGCAAGCTTTTATTTATCCTGCGGCCTGCGGCCTTTCTGTTTTTATATCTAGATCAGTCTGCGGCCTGCGGCCTGCGGCCTCGCTCTTATCTATATATAAAAAAAGAAAAGAGGATCGAGAGCCGAAGCCCTCGATCCGGTGTTGGTTAGATTTTCCACTCAAACCCATTCCAGTCTTCTTGCCCGTCGGCAGCGTGTTGCCCGTCATCCATCATAGCTGCAAGCCCCATTTCCCCTTCCGACAGAATCCACTCGAACACAGCGCACTGGCTGTTCGGGACATATACCGTTACACCTCTCTTTGTTCTTTTGATTGTTGCCTGATCCATAATTATCCCCTTACCCAGCCATCGGTCAGAAAGAAGTCTGATATCTTGACCAGCTTGTCACCGAATAGCCGATACTCTTTTATCGGTCTGATACCAACGCGGCCTCGCTGCTTTTTGCCGATCGTGATCACCTGCCCTTCGCTCGATGAGTCCGGCCAAGTCTTGTTTTGCTTGGCGAGTGTTTTGCCAATCTCAGTTAGAGAGTTTGCATTAGACCAAACGACGAGGCCGCCGCCGGAAGCTCTTGGAGTGTGATAGTAAATCTTAGCCATGATTAACTCCTCATATCTTGAATTGAAAACAAACAGCCAAGGATCGACCAAGGCAGGCCAACGCTAGCGATGGATATCAGGCCGATGCCAGTGACGATGGCGAACATGTCATCCATAAACAAACACTCGAGGCCAGCCAGACCCAACGTGCCAGTGGCAATGATCATGATGCCGAACACTTGGGCTTTACGTTTTGCGATAGTCTTGTAGTGAGCGATAAACATTTGAATTCCTTTCCGGCGGGGAATGATCCCCGCCTAAGTGTTCCCGATTAAAATTCATTTTTCAAATACTCTTGAAGCTCGTCGTCGGCTCGATCAAGAAGCATTTGCTCGACGTTGTCGTCGGACAACGCAACGTCGGGATCGATTAAGAGTTCGCCGCATAGGCTAATAAAATCTAACTTAGTCATGATTACCTCTTTCGGTTTGAAGTTAATTCTTGATGACAAGATCGCCGCAACGAATTGTGAACGGCTTGTCAAGCTTGGCGCGGCGAAAGTTATTCATCATCGCATTGCCCTCGGCATCTACACGGGTGCCGAATGTTTCGGCGGCGATCGAGAAATCAATAAACGCGATTGTGTCGGGGTGATCATCGGCCAACCGATCATCAAAGAATAACTGGCCGTATGCCTCCCGAGTGTCGCCATTGTTCTTTGTGAACACGATCTTGAAAATCCGAGAGCCAACGGCCTGATAAATTTCCTTTTGTTTAGTCATGACAATTTCCCCTTGTCGATACGGGTGCCACCATTGGCAACCCTCAATAAAAATAGTGCGCTCATTTATCCCATAATACAACCCCTAAATCCCATTTAATCCCATCATAATGCACTTTATTTTATTTTATTCGTTCACGATTTGTTCCAGAAGTGGTTTGTTCTGGGGTTACTGGCATCAATTGTCGATTGTCGATCGATTGATCGCTACCCCTACCCCAATTATTTTGTGGACAGGTGTTGACAATGTCGTGTCGTGTCGCTGGGTTGATAAATTCAATGGGATGTATTATCGTTCGGGCATGGATGACACCTCTAGCCTAGACCTGCTGCCAGAAGAAGTTCTCAAAGAGATCTTGTTACTAGAAGAGCAGAAGCAAAAGCTTGAAACCAGAGACATAGCCAAAGACAAGTTCATGGCATATGCAAAGCATGTGTACGACGGGTTCATAGAGGGGACCCATCACAGAATTATCGCAGAGAAGCTCGAGCGTATAGCCTCGGGTGACTTGAAAAGACTGATTGTCAACATGCCTCCCCGGCATTCCAAGTCAGAATTCGCTTCATATCTCATGCCTAGTTGGTTCTTGGGCCGCAATCCTAAGTTAAAAATCATTCAGGCCACGATGAATACCGAGCTTGCCGTAAGGTTTGGTCGTAAGGTAAGGGATTTGATCGCCGATCCCATATATCGTGAGATATTTCCTGACACTGACTTGAAACAGGACAGTCAGGCTGCTGGTAGATGGGAGACTAGCGTTGGCGGAGAGTATTTTGCTGCCGGAGTTGGTGCGGCGATGACGGGTCGTGGTGCGGATTTGTTGATTATTGATGATCCGCACTCGGAACAAGATGCTTTATCCGCGTCTGCATACGATAATGCCTATGAGTGGTACACATCTGGACCCCGGCAGCGTCTACAACCGGGGGGAACCATCATTATTGTGCAGACCAGATGGTCTAAGAAGGACATAACGGGCAGGTTACTGGCGGCACAGGCCAAGGATGTCATGGCTGACCAGTGGGAAGTGGTTGAATTCCCTGCAATTATGCCATCGGGGGAACCATTATGGCCTGAATTCTGGGAAAAAGACGAGCTTTTGAAGGTAAAAGCCTCCCTGTCGGTAGGCAAATGGAATGCACAGTGGCAACAGAACCCCACATCCGAGGAAACTGCTGTTGTAAAGCGCGATTGGTGGCGTGTGTGGGAGGAAGATGACATTCCTGACTTGGATTACGTCATTCAGTCCTATGATACGGCGTATAGTAAGCGCGAGACTGCTGATTACTCTGCGATTACGACTTGGGGCGTGTTTCAACCACATCGAAACGGGGACCAACACCTGATATTGATGGATGCAAAGAAGGGTCGGTGGAATTTCCCGGAGTTAAAAGAGGTTTCCTTAGAGGAAAACGAGTATTGGGAGCCTGATTTGATATTGATTGAGGCGAAAGCGTCGGGTCAGTCGCTGGCTGACGAGATGCGTCTGATGAATTTGCCTGTTGCTACGTTTTCACCGGGCCGCAGAAAGGGTGGCAATCTGGACAAGACGACTAGGATGCATATTGTGTCTCCTATATTCGAGTCGGGGAAAGTGTGGTATCCTGAAGGCGAGAAGTTTGCTGATGAAGTCATAGAAGAGGTTGCATCCTTTCCGAATGGTGACCATGATGACTTTTGTGACAGCATGACTATGGCTCTGATGCGCTTTCGTCAGGGTGGTTTTATTAGTTTGGACGGCGAGGAGTTCGAGGACGACCCGCCCCGTAAAGCAAGAGAGTATTACTGATGGCTCAAGGTGATCGTCCCGGAAAAAAACCTTTTGATCCTGCAAAAGCGGAGCAGATGAAGTCTGACTTTATCCGTGGTGCGAAGTTTGCCCCTATGGATTTGCTTGGTGCCCCTGTAGATTTAGCGACAATGGCGATGCGCGGCGTGGGTATACCTGTGCCGGAGAAGCCCTTCCTTGGTTCAGAGTATCTGATTGACAAGTATGCTGATCTGGGTGAGGCGATTGATGTAAATTATGATCGTCCGACTGGTTCTGGTATGGAGACACTTGGTCGTGTGATGGCTGGCACGGCTGGACTTGGCGGCGAGGCTGCTGTGGCTCTGGCTCCCGGTATCGGTAAGCTGTTTGCCAAGGCTACCAAGACCCGTGGTTCGGGGACCGAGGTCAAGGGATCTGGCAACATTGAGATGGAAGCTTCGCCCTCGGACCTTGGACCTTTAGCTTCAGACGAGATCATGGATTATGTTAGGCAGCAGGAAACACCTGATGCGATTAAGGATCTTGTGAGCACTGACGCTTCTGACGCTGCCACATATTATTTGCAGTATGCCAGAGGGTCAGATGATATTTTAGACACTGTTTCTGCCGACACTCTTGGTTCTATTCAAGCTAAACTGAAGGCAGACTCGGACCTTTTTGTTGCAGATCATCTTGGCATGAAGGTGGAGGATCTCACCCCTGACACACCTGTAACTGTGTATCGAGTGGGTGACATTAAGGCGGGGGAGGTTCAGTCTTTTAGTTTGGATTCAGGTATTGGCAGCAGATCACTTCCGGGACAAGAACTCAGACAGCGTCAGGGAAAAGCTAGTCAGGGCACAGGTAAGTATACGGTAAGAGCGGGTGACATCTTAGCGGCACCTGAGTCAACAGTCCCGGGTATTTCGGGATTAAATGAAAAAGAAATTTTAATAGATGGATCTAGTGTTAGCTCTAGTGGACCTATGGTTAAGGAAGCTGGGTCAGATGGTTTCGTGCCACTTGAGAAGACGGTTGGTGCACCGGGGACCCCGGGCGTTGATCGCAGTATCAACAAGCCTTTGGAAGATGAGATATCGGTAGATGGTGTGCCGTTGGGTGGTATTGATTATTTACCTGTTGCGAATGCTTTACTTGAGAACACGGTTGGTGCTGGCAAGAAGGGTTTGACTGGTGCCCAGTATCTGGCGCGGTTGAAGAATCAGCCTTCGGTTACTGACATGGAGTTGGAGGTATCGGGTCTTGATAAGTTCTTGGCGGAGAATGCCAACCGCAAGATTCCGGTGGATGATGTTCTGGACTATCATGTAGGCAACAGCCCCCGCATTGAAATGGTTGATGGTGGTGCAGGTAATGTCAGTTATCAACGTATGTTTGGCGATGAGTCTTATACGGCGCAGGGTAGGGACACGGGAATTGGTGGGTACGAAGAGGTTGTATTCCGAGATGCAAGATTTGCTGTTGGAAATAAAGATTTAGCTCCCGGTGCTGTTTCGGATCACGGGCAGCATCATAGTGAACTGGGTCCAATTGGGCATGGTCGGATGACTTCATTTGATGATGTGGCTACGGGTGGGGAGAGATCCACAATACTTGAGGAGAATCAGGCAGATCTTTATGAAGCGTATAAAGG